ATTTGCAAGTCCTCGAAGAAAAGCCATTTGATCATCATCAGATGAATCTTCTGAAAAAGCCCTACTTCTTATCTTAGACTCTTTATCTATTGTTTTTTGAGTCTTAGTTTTAGATTTTCTTATAGGGGCTTTTTTAACCACTGTAGCTTTTCGTTTGGCAGTACCTTTAGTTACTCCTTGTTTAAGTCGTCTGTAGTCATCTACAAATTTCACAATCACAGGATCAACGATAGTGTCTAGTATTTCTGGTGCTATACCTTCGCTAATAGCAAACTCTCTTATTGCTGTAGCTGTCTTCTCATTGAAGTCAGGTATCATATCTGGAATAGCTTTACTAAAATGCTCTAGCTGTTCATTCCATTGTTTAGTAGTCTGTTGCTCAACTTGGGATTGTACGTTTTTTACTAAACCTTCTCTATTACTTCTGGCTTGCCAATAGTTTTTTTGAGATTGTTCACGTTTATCTTTTAGTTCATTAACTTCATACGTATCACCATCTTTTCTAGCTTGCTCTATTAGAGTTTCTATCTCATGGTATTCTTTTGCCAACGCTTGTTCTTCTCGGTACAATATAGAAGCTGAAGCTTGTCCGAGACTATTTATCTCTTTAAACTTCGTTTCATATTCTTCATCTAATTGTTTCCTTGCATCGCCAAGTTCTCGACCCTTATTAGAAAGATGTTGTTCAGTAGAGTAACCTTTAATAAGATCACTAAACGACACTTCAGTTTCTTTGCCATCTATTTTAATGGCTACCTTTGCATCTAAGTCTAAGTCTTCTGTAGAATAAACTTCAGATTCTTGGGTAGACGTATCATCCTCAGCTTCTGTTTCTTCTTCATCTGTCTCGACTTCTTCTTCAACTTCTTCAACTTCGGATTCATCTACGTCTGGGTCTTCTGTATCTTCCTCCGTGTCTAACTCAGGAACTTGCTCATCGGGTAGAGATTCAGTGAACTCGGAGTTCGCCATAATGTCAGCCAGCATTTGTTCTTCTGTTCGACTATCCGTTGCTATAGAGTCATCCGATTGGGTAGAGCCTACATTTGCTTCGGTATTATTTTCCATTCTTCTTTACCTCCTTTTCGGCAGGTTTAATATTTTTTTCATACATAGCCTTCATAGCATATAAGCTATTTAAAGTGTCTGCATTAAGTTTAGCTTTACCACCACTACGCATTGAGTCATACTCAAGTGTGTTTATCATTTGTTCGTAGTTAGATAGTAATTGTTTATAATTTATTTCATACATCTTTGTCCTCCTGTATATGTGGTACGTTTCTTCCGTACATCTCGAAGCCTATCATTTTCGACTTAACACTACCTAGTGCCATTGCCGAAGAGTAGAGGAACTCACGAGTTTTAGTTTCATGTGATTCAGTCTTAAGCCACTCTAAAAAGTAGTCTACAAGAACTTCACCGTATACTTCATCAAAGAAGTTCTCCCTTTCTTGAGAAGCAAAATGACCTTTTGTATGTGCCTGTCTTGCTAATTCTTCAGGGTGAACTTTATGATGTCCGTATGATTTAGTATTGCCCAGCCTCTTCTCAGCTGTCTGCTTATACTTATCCATATCTACACTCTATGCATTATGTAGATTCTGTCTTTTCTATTTGCTAATCCTGTATCTTTAAGATTTTCTGCTTCCTGACCAGCTATTGCTGCAGTTCCATGACCTGATTTTACATTTTCCATTATACAAACACCGTGTGCTCCTATATGATCGTATGTTCTAAATGAATTAGCCTTAACTAATATTTCAGTATCACCTGCAGTAATTGTACCGTCTGTTTTTAAGTCTAGTTTTACATCTGCATTTGTTTCATTAGCAAATATAACTTGCTTAGTGCTAGCAGCAGTTGTGACTCCTGTGCCATCTTGAGTTCCACCAACACCTAGTGCTGATATAGTTGAATGTGCCATTTAAATAACCTCCTGTGGTTGTTCCATCATTGGCTGTTGTCCTTGTTCCATAGGTTGTTCCTGTGGTGGCGGACTGGGGTTTAATAGTTCTCTTGCCATCATAATTATATTTGCATAATCAGGATGCGGGGCTATTTCTGCACCTTCTTTCTTTGCCTTAATAGCAAGATCTGCCCACTCTTGAAAGTGTTTATCAATAGACACTGCCAATTGTTTAGAATTATCATCCATTGTGTTTTTGCTTTGAGCATCTGTATAAGCTACATTAGACTCAGCAAGTGCTGCATCTGCCTGTAGTTTACGATTTTCTAATTCTTTAGATTTCTCTTGAACTTTAGAATTATTTTCCATATCTTCAGCTGCTTTTTGTTTAAACTCTTCGGTCATATAATCTTCTAGATAATCATTACTATCCATTTGCATTGATTCAATAAGTTGAGTAGCAAGCACTGCTGCTGCTTCTGGCTTTATAACCAAACCCATACCTTGATTATTAAGAGCAGGTAAAATTTCTGCACCTATCTTTCCTAACTTTTGTATTTTACTACTATTAGAGTTTTCACCGATATCTAAAAACACCTCGACATCCATTTGTTTAGGTAATGTACTCATATCAATAGAGCTATAAACTCCATTATAATAATACTTTTGTTTACCTTTCATATTTTTGACCATTGTTTCGTAGATACCAGCAATTAAACGCTTAAATCCAGTTTCAGCAAATCTACGCCCGATATGCTGGATTCTCTTTTGAGCAGCTGATTGAACAGCTGAAAGCTTCTGTTCAGAGTTACCTGAGACGTAGAGAGTATCGTTCAGACCCTGTGCAGCTTTTGACATTCCTGTTGCTTGTTCTTTAATCATTTGTAAGTGTTCAAGCAACGGAACAGTACCTGTAGAAATTGTTTCTGGTGGAAGTGCTGCTACTGCATTTACAGGACTACCATTAGTTGGGATAATTTGCTTTGGCTTCATGTTTTGAAGTGCACTAAAATCCACTACGTTAGGATCAGCTAGTTTAGGGCTATAGTTTGTTAAGTAAGTGTTTTCAACAAAGCCTCTAAGTATTGCTGTAGAAGCTAGAGTAGCTGACCTTGTAAAGTCTGCCATAGATAAACCAAAAAATTCATGTGGTATATCAATAGGAACAATACTAGCAAGAGGTATAAACTCAGCATCTTCTTCATATAGGATGTGTGTTCCTACAGTGATAAGATGTTTTAGCTCTGATATCCCATCGCCATCTCTATCTATACGCAACCAACTCTCTGTCAATGTTACTAACTGATTAGCTTCAAGAGGGTATGCTGATTTGCCTTCGTATCCTTGCCAGTATCGTTGTCCTGTTATTTCTTTTCTTGCAGCAACGTCTTCGCTATAGTTTCCACTACCTAGCCACTCGTCACCTGTATCTAACTCTGCCCATTCGTCTTCTGTAATGCTCTCACCCCATTCAGGGTAATACTTACGTATTTCTGACCTAGTCATTTCAGATTGAATACCTACGTAATTAGCTTCTTCTATGTCTTTAGCTTCGTTTGATATTCTAAATGATTCAGGTGGAATACACTCTAGTTTAATTCTACTCTTATCTATTTTCTTTCTTAATCTAACATCAATATAAGATATAGTTTCTGAGAGTGGATTGAGCGTTAGCTCGTTGACGATTTCCATATTTTCATCTGCAAGGATCTCATCTAGCTTAGCTTCATCTATCTCATCAAATTCTTCAATAACGTAATCAAAGTCTTCAACGTAATCCCATCTTAGTATTGCGTTCTTCCAGAGTAGAGATGCCTTCATCCAAGTCTGTAGTATCTCCCATCCTTTATTCTTTTTAAATATACAATAGTTTACTATATTGCCTGCATCCTTTGCAGCTTTAAATGCTCCAGGAGTATCATCATAAGGTATAAACCGAGCTAGTTTCCCATTGCTAAGAAATAAGTCTGATAAGACTGCTGTGTATGCTTCAACTACTTCTGTGGTACTCGTATCGACAATAGAGCTAACTCCTTGAGGAGCTAAGTGATCCATCGCAACACCAGCGTACTCATAGGTACTCTTTAAGCGTTCCCTAGATAAGTCTGAACTATTTAACCAATCTCCACTACTGGATTGTATGCCTGCTTCAATTTGCACTATTAGTTGTTCATCATCTACTGCTTCTTTATAACCGTTCATAGTGTTCCTCTTCCAGTGTAAACGTTCTTAGCATTCTCCATAACCTTCTGATCAAATTTTCCAGGGGTTGAAAGCTCTGACTTACGCTTATCCTTATTCTTAGTCGGGTTACTTCTTGTTACTTTTTGTATGAATCTTGTCGCTGTTGTTTTCATATGAGACTCCTGCTCTACCACTTTACTTTATTAGCCCAATAAGCCGCACTTAATGGACCTCGATCAATATTCTTTTTATGTCTTGCTTTCCATGCTCTATTCCTAGATGAGCCATCAGGGCTACCTTGAGTGTTCTGTTGTCCAAAGCGTATTGTTTTATCTTTACCACCGTCTTTGACAACAACTGCATGACTTTTTGTTTTATGCTTAGGTGTTCTCTTAGGCTTGTTATAGCCACTGAACGTATCATTACCTTTTTTTATTGACATTATTCATCCAAGCGGTTGTGCCCATGTATGCACCAACTATGCCTGCTCCACTTATATAAAATAGGTTACTGATATCTGAGAGAGCATTTATCCTTTCTATAGGAATTACAAACATTATTGCTGTGAATAAACCCATAGCTAGAAGTGTGTACACAGCCATTTTTAACTGTGCCTTCTGTTTTAGTAGTGCTGTCTCTGTTTCTTTTATTAGTTTGGCTTGTTCTAGTTCCTCATCAGTCACTACACCATCACCATCTGTGTCATAGTCATTATAGATACTATCCTTTTGTAACTGTTTTTTCATATGCTTCTCTGATTTGTTGTATTGTTCTAAAGCAACCAGTGCAAACGCCTTTATCGTTTAACCGACAAATGCCTACGCATGGACTGTTCATTTTACTTTACCGCCTTTACTAAATACATTTTTAGATGCCCAATTTCTAAGCTGATCAAGACTCATATCCCCTAATTGATTTACTAAAGTAGGATTACTTGCAATACCAGCAGGAAATGATATTGGTTTACCACCGATAATATCTTTCTTTGTTTTTTGTAAAGCTAAAGGACCGATCCTAACTTCATGACCACCATGAGTTGGCATTGTTGGATTGCTTATTATTGTTTCTTCAAATTTATTAAAGTTAGTATTAGGACTATAAGGTATAGCTACTAATCGTTTTCCTTCTCCTTGTATTTTTGCATACTCATCTGCTGTAGGTGCTCTTCCACTAAGAGATACTTTTGGTTTAGTATAAACACCCATGTTATTTTTAATAAATCCCCCAGGTATGTCTCCGCCTTGACCTGTAAAAAGAGTATGAGCATCTCCATACATCTCATTTAGACGTTTCATCAACTTATTAAATTGAGATTGTCCTTGTTGTTTTAAAAATTCTTTTAAATTTTTTTTAGTTGGTATAAAACCCCCTTCACTATTATACTGTGGTGAGAGTGGTCCTTGAAATAAATTTTTTAATCCTTTGTATCCACTTTTTATACCTTTCTTTGCTAACATAGCTCCAGGAACTGCTGAAGCAAGTGCAAACAAGCCTTCAATAGCTGCTCCTGCGGTGTTTCCTTCATTATAATCTTTTATAGCTTGTTTTCCACCTGAATAGATTGCATAAGGTGTATAATCTAAAGCAGTTGAACCAATAGATTTAACTCTATCTTTAGATCTTTGTATTCCTTCAGGGGATTGCCGATAAGCGTTTTCAGCAAGATATCCTTTTCTTTGTTTAGTTAGCTTTTGATTTGTTAGGCGTTGAGCCTCTTCAAATGACATTGCCATATTAGTCTCCATGGTATTGGGCTTTCTCTACCCTTTGCAGCCCAGACAAAGTGAGGACAATGGTAGATTAGTTAAGAGTGAACTTCTGTAGTTCCTCTTCTAATTCTGCATCTGATAAATCACCTGCATCTATGTTTGTTTGTGTAACGTCTTGTCGAGATAGCTTAGGTGCTTGGTATTCAGCAAGAATACTAGCTACTTTTACTATTTGTTCTGAATCATCGTCTTCCATAGCCTTGACTAACACGTAGTTAAGAGCTTCTATAGCATTTGGTGCATCATCACCCATACTCTTCATAGCTAGTATAGTGTTCTTAGCAAGTTCTCTTTGTTCTTTATTTTTTCTACGAGTTTCTAGTCCTCTCAAACGATACTCATTAGCCATATCTGAAGATTCTATCTTCTCTAAGTTGTTTAATGAGTTAGCACTGGGTTTTATAGCCATACTGTGTTATTCTCCTCTAACGCTCCAACTTTATCTCTCCATGAGATAGTGTCGTCAGTTAATCTGTGTTGATGTGTTCTATATGCTTCAAATGCAATGGCAAGAGCCATAACGGTGTCATCATAGTTACCTGAAAGAGCATTAGTGCTACCATTTTCTGCTGCAACATATGTTCTTAGCTCTCTTATAATAGTATCTGACCATATACCTATATCATGCTCTTCAACAGCACGCTTAAGGTTACCTATAATCATTGGTTTTGTAGAAACTGTTGTCCTAAATCCAGGTTTAGTGCCTTCATCTTTCTTTAAGTTGGCAGCTTTAGTCTGATAGTATAGGTTAACGTAGTTCATTTGTTTTAATCTGTTTAATGTGGCTATTCCTAGACTATTACTCTCAACTGCTAGTAAAGCATTGTTGAAATAGCGACCCAAATAGAATAATATATCACCAAAAACGCTAGGATCAACATAGTTATCTCTAAATACTGCACAAATTTCCCTCTCTTTGTTCATAACAACTGCTGTAGAGTAGTCTTGACCCACCCCTAGTGCGACATCTGCACCGATAATAAAGCGATCTTCAAACTTAGGAGTCTTCCAT